GTCGCTCGCTCAATTTGCTGTTTCTGGATTGGGCCAATCGCGGCTTGAATCTTTGGACCATTGAGCAGGCGACTTACACGCTGACTCAAGGCACCAATGAGATCGCTCTGGCGGCTGATACGGTGAATGTCTTGGAGGCGATCATTCGCCAAAACAACCAGGGCATTAACACCGATGTCTACATCGAGCGCATCAGCCGCGAGGACTGGTTAAACGTTCCAGACAAGACAACGCAGGCTCGTCCGGCGCAGTTTTATGTTCAGCGAACCAACATCCCCAAGGTGTTCTTCTACCCGGCGGCCGATCAAACCTACACGTTTGTCTACTACCGGATTCGTCGGATTCAAGACGCTGGCGCATACACCAATGATGCGGACATTAATTTTCGCTTCTTGCCGTGTCTTGCGTCGGGACTGGCTTATCAGTTGTCGTTGAAGTTTGCTCCGGATCGCACGGCGGCGCTCAAGGCAATTTACGAGGAAGACTTTAACCGAGCGGCCATGGAGGATCGGGACACTGCGAGTGTGCAGTTCATCCCGGACATGGGGGTCTAAGTGGCCTACGCAACCGGCAAGTTTTCATACGGGCTGTGCGACTATTGTGGGCAGCGGTATGCCTACAACACCCTGCGCAAGAACTGGCAGGGGTACATGGTCTGCCCGGACGATTACGAGCCGAAGGAGCCGCAGCTCGAGCCGTTGCGTTACCGAGGTGACGCCATTGCTCTGCGCGATCCGAGGCCTGATCGTATCGAACCAGTGTCCGTGTTTGTCGGTGCTCCGGGCTTTACGGCTTTTCAAAGTTACGGATCTGCTCGTAACACGAACGATATGCGGCCCTATGTTGAGGGTCAGGCTTTGATCGCCCAAGGCGTAGTGGGGTCAGTTTCGGTGGCTACATCATGACGTACGACGAATTAGTCACGAACATTCGGAACTACACCGAGGTGAACGCTAACGTGTTCACCAATGCGGTGATCAATACGTTTATCACGATGGCGGAGAACCAGATCCTCCGCGAAATCGACCTAGACGTATTCAAGCTCGAAGTGTCAGGAAACATGACTTCGGGCAACAAGTTTTTGACTGCCCCCAGCGACATCCTGACGCATCGCTACATGATGATCACGTCGGGCACAAATCAGATTTTCTTGGACTTTCGGGACACCTCCTTCATGAAGGAGTACTGGCCAAACGGATCGTCTACGGGCACGCCCAAGTACTATTCGGTGTGGGACCAAAACACGTTCTACATCGCGCCTACCCCTAATGCTAATTTTGCTGTGGAACTCGGGTATATCTATCGACCGGCCCAGCTTTCGCCGACCACGCCGACTACCTGGATTAGCACAAATGCTCCGGAAGCCCTGCTTTACGCCTGTTTGATTCAGGCCTACAGCTACACCAAGGGCCCGGATAACATGCTCCAGTACTTCAAAAACTCGTATCGTGAAGCGATCCAGGGTCTGGGCATTGAGCAGCAGGGACGCCGCCGCCGCGATGAGTACCGCGATGGTATGATTCGTCTACCGCTTAAATCGGAGTCGCCTGGCCCATGATTACTGTAGAAATGCCCGTCGTGATGAGTGGCGTATCGGTTGCCACCACTACCAACCGTGGCTGGTCAATCGAGGAGCTTGCCCAACGGGCATCAGACAAGATTGTTTTCGTCGGGGACCAGTCGCATCCGGCTGTCCAGGCGCAGGCGCGCGCGTTCAAAGATCGCGTCACCCACGTGGTCGCCTTCTACTTGAAGGAGGCCGTCGAGCAAGACCGTCTCACGTTTGCAAACAAGCTTCGTGAGGCGGGTCATCCAGAGCTGGTTCATTTACTAGGAGAGTAAGATGGCATTTTCAGGTAACTACATGTGCACCAGCTTTAAGGTAGAGCTGATGAAGGCGGTGCACAACTTTACCGCAAGCACGGGCAATACCTTCAAGCTCGCGCTCTACGACAACAACGCTTCTTTTACGGCGGCAACGACGGCTTATACGGCCACTAACGAAGTATCGGCCACGGGCTCGTATTCGGCTGGTGGTGGTACGTTGACTAACGTCACGCCGGTTTCAAGCGGCACGACGGCGTTCACGGACTTTGCGGATCTGTCTTTCACGAGTGCGACGATCACGGCCTATGGCGCGTTGATCTATAACGACTCGGCGGCAGGAGATCCGGCAGTGTGCGTGCTCGACTTTGGTGGGGCGAAGTCCTCGACCAACGGCACGTTCACGATCATCTTCCCGACCGCCGACTCGACCAGCGCAATTATCCGCATCGCCTAATTAAGAGGCGAAAGTGGCCGATGCTGTCGTTGCTCTCCAGGGATGGAATGCCACTGGCGTAAGCTGGGGCGTTGGTCCGTGGGGTGAGGCTTCTGTCTCGGTTTCAGGGACAGGAGAGACTGGCTCGGTTGCTGTAGCTGGCGACGCTACCGTCACTCTCACGGGAGTACAGGCGACCGTCGTCCTTGGGGTCGTGGATGTTGGATCCTTGGTTGACGTCAACGTCACAGGCGTCAGCGGAACTTCGTCTGTTGGCGCGGTCTGGGTTGCGGCGGGGGATGAAGATGTTGTCATAGCCTTTGATGGCTGGAACAACATTGGCGGCTGGGGAAACGGTCCTTGGGGCCAGACCTCTGTCGTATTGCCGACCGGCACAGGAGCCGTCGGCAGCGTCGTAGTCGTTGCAGACGTAGATGCCCCAGTAACGGGGCTTCAGGCGACCGGCTTTGTTGGTACGGTCACGGTCGAGGCAATAACCCCGGTCAATGTTACTGGGCTGCAAGCCACGGCTTCTGTCGGCACGGTCGTTGTAGCCGCCGCAGCAGTCGTTTCCGTGACAGGCCTAGAGGCCACGGGAGACGTCGGCAGCGTAACGGTTACCGGGAATGTTGACGTACTTCCGACAGGAGTTTCGGCGACAGGCTTTGTTGGTCAAGCGACGACCACTGGTAACGCAGCCCTCACGCTCACGGGTGTTTCTGCCAGCGCGCTTATTGGACAGGTCACTGCCGCCGTTAGCACAAACGTCAGTGTTACTGGCGTTTCGGCCACGGCGCAGCTCGGTTCGGTTGCCGTAACTGGCAACACGATCGTATCGCTTACGGGAGTTTCGGCGACTGGCCGGGTCTCTGGGGTACTCGTTTGGGGCGTTGTGGATGACAACCAGACCCCTAATTGGGTTATAGTCAACGATGGCAACACTGTGATATGGACGCAGGTGCTTACATAGTAGGATGGAATTATGGCTAGTACATATTCAACTAACCTAAAGATTGAATTGCAAGGGACCGGTGAGAACTCCGGCACTTGGGGCTCAATTACCAACACCAACCTCGGAACCGCCCTAGAGCAGGCCGTTGTCGGGTATGGCAACCCGGTTTTTACCACGGATGCCAACCTCACCCTGAGTTACGTCGACTCCAACGCAGCCCAGACGGCGCGCGCTCTGGTATTAAATGTCACGTCTACGGGAAGCCTTTCCGCTACTCGAGAACTGATTGTTCCGACGATTCAAAAGCAATATATCGTCCAGAACAACACGAGCGGAAGCCAGAGCATTACGGTTAAGACATCCGCAGGCACTGGCGTCACCATCCCGAACGGCCGCAAAGCGCATCTGTATGTAAACGGCACCGATGTCATCTACATGGATGACTACGTGGACATCAACGGCGGTGCGATTGACGGCACTCCGATCGGAGCAAACAGCGCTTCCACTGGCGCGTTCAGCAATCTAACGGCGACTTCTGGGACGGTGACTACGCTTGCCTCGACCTCGGCAAACATCACCACGCTCTCCGGAACAAACTTCTCGGCTACCAGCCTGACTTTGGGAAATGCCCTAAAGGTGGGACAAGGCGGCACTGGGGTTTCTTCAACCCCCACTAACGGTCAACTCCTGATCGGTGACGGAGCTGGATTTATTCTCGGAACCCTGACCGCAGGCACTGGTGTGACGGTCACAAATGCCACGGGCAGTATCACCATTGCCGCTACTGGCTCGGGCGGAACGGTTACGAGCGTAACGGCCAGCAGCCCGTTGGCTTCTTCGGGCGGAAATACCCCGAACATTAGCATCAACTCCAGCACTGGATCCGGTGCCGTGGTCCTTGCCGATGGTCCTACTATTTCCAGCGGCACGATCACTACGCTGACGTCGACCACCGCGAACATCACTACGCTGACCGGTACAAACTTCGCAGCCACTAGCCTAACGCTGACGAACGCTCTCAACAGAGCGCAGGGCGGAACTGGCGTATCGACTGCACCCACCAACGGTCAGATTCTGATCGGTAACGGTACTGGTTATACGCTGTCTACCATTACTGGTGGATCGGGAATCATCGTCACCAATGCAACAGGCAGTATCTCTATCTCTGCCTCGGCCACTGGTGGTGGACTGCCGACCGTGGTGGTTACGGCTTCGACGGCGATTTCGGCAGCGGCTAACTTCCATTATGTACTTACCGCGACTACTACGGCCACGGTAACCTTGCCGACCTCGCCTGCTCTTAGCGATACGGTATATGTAACAGTGCAGAATGGTTTATTGACGAACGTTGTTGCACGCAACGGGCAGAATATTCAGGGTATTGCAGAAGATATGACCTTGAACGCGCCTTACGCTGCCGTACAACTTCGCTTCTCTGACGCAACTAGAGGATGGATCTTAGCATGAGCGTTTATTCACAATTTAATACGATGCCGACTAACCCTCGCGCATTGGAAGTTGTTACCTCTACCCAAAACTGGACTCCCCGTGCAACGGGATGGGTCAATTTTGTCGTCGTCGGAGGTGGGGGCGGCGGAACTGGCGGATATAATCTCTACGATTATAACGGAACGGTTAGTAGCTCCTCTACCGGCAGGGGCGGTGGTGCGGGCGGTTTGGCAATCAAATCCGTTTATGTCACAAGAGGGCAGTCATACACAATTACGATTGGTGCAGGCGGTGCTGGTGCAACTAACGGGAATACTGCAACTACCGGCGGCTCCACTAGTGTCGTTGGTCCCGGAATTAGCCTTATCGTAACGGGTGGCTCTGGAGCTAACAAAAACGTGGCGTCTACGGGCGGCACAGTACCTAATTTGAATAACGCTACTTATGACTTTTACGCCCAAGGTGGCGGGTCCAATAGTTACGGTGGCGGAGCAGTGGCTCTTTACGGAAACACCGCATTTGCAACTTCAAACGGCGGCCAAGGCGCAGGAGCCGGAAGTTCCTCGGGATACGGGTTTCCTGCGGCATTAGGCGCTAACGCCACCACAAAAGTTCCGGGGATCTCTTCGGAAGGAACGGTAATAAATACGTACTCGGCCGCCACCGTAGCTGCGAACTGTGGCGGTGCCGGAGCGCCTGTTACCGGTCCCGGTACAAATACCTATGCAGTTGCGACAGCCTATCCTTGCGGCGCATTTGCTGGCGGTTCTCAGGGCACTCAGAACGGCGGTCTTTATCAATATGGCGCTCAAACAGTAGGCGTCGGAGGAACTCCTGGAACCGGCGGCGGTGGTGGCGCAGGGTATGCCTATGCAGCGACCGCATGGCAGACATATCAAGCCAGCGCTGCTGGAGTCGGCGTTGCCGGTGGCGCTGGCTGCGTTATTGTGGAGTATCTCTAATGGAAAACGTATACGAAGTGTTCGACACCAGCGGCAAGTCGCTTGGAATAATTGTTGCTACCGAAGAGGTGGTAAACATGAAATACCCCGGCAGGTATCAGTTTGTTCGGGAGAATAACAGCCTGCCACCGATCATTACCTCGGAAGCGATGAAAAAGCGTTTTACCACGGACGAGTTCAACGCTTTGACGGCTTTCGTTGCAGCGGCGGCGCAGGCTCAACAGAAGACACGCCTTGCGGCGTTTTTAGACGTGATTAATGCTGTTGGTGGGCAGTATTGGCTTGCCGGTGCCGACAAGGATAAGTCGGCTACGGTAGCAGCGAATGTGCTCACGGCTGAACGGGCGGATATTGTGTTCAGTCTCCACGTAAGCCAATCAGAAGCTCCATAAGTCAGGTGCTGCCATGATGACGCTCGTTTCTACGTTCCTGTCTTTTCTTGCGGGTGGGCTACCCAAGATTCTCAGCATCTTTCAAGATCGGCAGGACAAGAAACATGAGCTCGCTTTAGTCGCTGCGCAAAAAGAGCGTGAGTTAGCCCTTGCTGAGAGAGGCTTTCTCGCGCAGGCGCGCGTAGAAGAGATCAAGCTCGAACAGATCCAGACGCAGACGGCCGCCGAGGAGCGGCAGGCGCTGTATCAGCACGACGTTGAGATCGGTAAAGGCGCGAGTCAGTGGATGATTAATCTTCGCGCGTCTGTACGTCCGGTTGTGACGTATATCTTCGTGCTGGAGCTGGTCGCACTCAACATCGCGGGTGTTTGGTACGCCTACACGACGGGTATTCCGTTTGCGGTGGCAATGGAGAATGTGTTCTCGGACGACGAGATGCTGATCCTATCCTCGATCATTGCATTTTGGTTTGGGACGCAGGCCTTTGGTAAGAAGTGAAAGTCTCCAAAGCCGCCATCGATATGATCAAGCATCACGAGGGGGTACGAACTAAACCCTACCGATGCCCTGCGCTATTGTGGACGGTCGGAGTTGGTCACGTTATCGAACCTACTCACACTGCGGTGAAGTATGAGGAACGTCGCCATTTACCGATACCCGCAGGCTGGGACCGGGTTCTCACGATGGACGAGGTGGACGGGATACTTTCTCAAGACCTTGGCCGGTTTGAGCGTGGTGTGGTTCGACTTTGCCCTGCTGCTGTTGGCAATCAAGGAATCTTCGATTCTCTCGTCAGTTTTGCCTTCAACGTGGGCCTTGGCAATCTCCAACGCTCTTCCCTTCGGATGAAGACCAACCGAGGTGAGTTGGAAGAAGCAGCAGATGAGTTCTTGAAGTGGACGAAAGCCGGGGGCCGTGTTCTTCCGGGCTTGGTCAAACGGCGCAATGATGAGCGCGCCTTGTACCTGTCAGGAGTGCATAAATGAAAGTTACCCTTGAACCACGGACCATGGACAACGGTCTAGTTGTGCCGGCCCACACGATCGAAGCGTACTGTTTAGAGTGCGGCTACGATCTGGACGAAGCAGAACTTAACGCTGACACCTGTTCTGACTGCAACAAACCGTTGAACCTTCGTCAGCACGTTTCTATTCAGGTCACGACAGTGCCTGGAGCCGCTGGCGGCACGTTGCCATGAAGAAAAAGGCAAAGAGCAAGGTCAACGCTGCTGGCAACTACACGAAGCCGAGCATGCGCAAGCAGTTGTTTGAGTCCATCAAGGCTCGGGCGGTGCAGGGCACGAAGGCAGGCCAGTGGTCCGCGCGCAAGGCACAGCTATTAGCGAAGAAGTACAAGGAGAAGGGCGGTGGATTCCGGGACTGATCTTGAATTGTTCAAAGCACAGGTCCAGGCGGAACTAAACCGCTTGGAAGCGAAGTCGTCTGCTAAGGAAGTGGCCGGAAAGGCCATCGGCAAAGACGGCCTGAAGTACATCACGGCGATTGTCGTGATCGGCGTGCTGTCGAGCTTGGCGCTTGATAGCGAGAAGATCGCTGCGGTGATGGGTCTTCTTGGCGCGTCGCTCACGGCCCTTATCTCAATGCTGGCCAGTATTGCTGGTGCCAGCGAGAAGGAAGAGAAGCCTGAGTTTGGCGTGATCAAGGACTTGATCGCGAAGCTCGACAAGCTCGATCGCAAGGAACAGCCCATGCGCGTGGACGTGGAAGGCGATCACGTGACCGTGACCAAGGGCGATGACGTTGTGCAGGCCAAGCGATGAGAGCCCCGCAACAGTCACTGAAGAACTGGACCGCTCAGAAGTGGAGGACGAAAAGTGGTAAACCGTCTAGCAAAACTGGTGAGCGATATCTCCCAGAGGCTGCGATCAAAAGTCTCAGCCCTCAAGAATACGCTCGTACAACGGCTGCAAAGCGTAAAGGCAAAGCTAAAGGGAAGCAGTTCGTAAAGCAGCCGAAAGCGATTGCTCGCAAGACTGCTCAGTATAGGTGAGACATGGCCAGCGTTAAGAAGGATGCGATTGGGCAGGAGATCCGCAAGTCGTACGAGCGCGGCCAGAAGGGTTGCCCGGAAGCGACGATGGATATCCACGTCAACCTCAAGAACCGAAACAACGCCATCAAGGAGTACGGCTACGGTCCTCTGAACCCGGAGGCCGAGTCGCGTGCGTTTTGGGACAAGAAGGCAGAGCTGTGGGCCACCACCGTGCGCGAGGCCAAGAAGGCGCGCTGCGGCAACTGTGCAGCGTTCATCCAAACCCCCAAGATGCTGGCCTGTATCGAGAACGGCATCGAAGACCCCAGCGAGGAGCACGAAAATTATGCCCCGGATGTGGTCGCGGCGGCCAATTTAGGCTACTGCGAACTCTTTCACTTCAAGTGCGCTGGCGATCGGACGTGTGACGCGTGGCTCGTCGGCGGTCCAATCAAGTAACATGCTGCCATGCCATACTTCAGACTGTTCCTCAAGCCGGGTGTAGACAAGCAGAACACCGAATACGGCGCAGAAGGCGGTTGGATCGACTCCGACTACATCCGTTTTAGGTACGGATTGCCGGAAAAGCTCGGTGGCTGGACGGAATTTAACGAAACTACGACGTATTTTGTCGGGATGCCCAGTGAGGTGTTCTCGTGGAACACGCTTTTGGGCACTCCTTGCATGGTTTTGGGCACCAACCGCAAGGTTTATGCCTACAAGGGCGGGGCTTGGGGCGATATCACCCCGATCAGGGCGACACAAGCCGGCGTTACGTTTGATACCGAGAGCGGTTCCACAACCGTAACGGTCAACGATGCGTCCCATGGGTGCATAACAGGGGATTTTGTCACGTTGTCGACCGTAACCGGCGACCCAGGCGGCATCCCGAACGCTAGTTTGACGGGGGAGTTTGAGATCCAGGAGGTACTCAACGCAAACGAGTACACAATCCTCTCGCCCGTTGCCGCGTCTTCGACGGCGACCGCCGCTGGAACTGCGAATGCGGCCTATCAGATCAACATAGGCGGCACGATTAACTACTTTGACTTTGGTTGGGGCGTCGGACCGTGGGGCGCGAGCACATGGGGCACTCCTAGAACCAGTGGATCGGGCGTTGCTCTCTTTTCTCGAGTCTGGCAGTTCGATAACTTCGGCCAAAAACTCATACTGCAGCTCATTGACGGGGCTATCTACGAATGGGATCCCGACTCTGGGGTTTCTACGCGTGCCACGGCGATTTCGGGGGCACCGACCAAGAGCAAGTACGCTCTGGTGTCGACTCCCGATCGCCATCTTGTCTGCTTTGGAACGGAAGGCACTATCGGAACTCCTGCAACACAAGATCCGATGTTTGTGCGGTTCTCGAACCAAGAGGACATCAATTCGTTCGAGGCCTCCGCGACTAATACTGCCGGTGGACAACGGCTCACGGACGGTAACGAGATCATCTCTGCGCTGCGTTCGCGTGGTCAGATCCTGATCTGGACGGACACATCGCTGCACGGTATGCAGTATCTCGGTCCGCCGTATACGTTCGGCTTCCAGCAGTTGGGCGCGAACTGCGGCTTGATCGGCCCTCATGCCTCTGCCGACGTAAACGGTGTGGCTTACTGGATGAGCAAGGACGCGTTCTTCGTGTTCGACGGTACCGTTAAAAAGCTTGCGTGCACCGTGCAGGATTATGTCTTTAAGGACATCAACCTCATTCAGAACACCAAAGTGCATGTCGGCATCAATACCCAGTTCAACGAGGTCACTTGGTGGTACTGCACGCACAACAGTGACTACATTGATCGCTTTGTGACCTATAACTACCTCGAAAACGTTTGGTCCGTAGGCACTATGGCTCGCACGTCGTGGCTTGATCTGGGCACATTTGATAAGCCCCTTGCAACTACGTACGATCCAAATGGAAACGAAGCGACGATCACGACGATCAACGGCCTCACGGCCGGCCGTGCCCGTCTTTTCAATCAAGAAGACGGAAAGAACGGAGACGGCTCCGCAATCACTTCGTACGTCAAGTCCGGATATTTCGATATTGGCGACGGCGACAACATGCTTTACATGCGCCGATTTATCCCAGACTTCAAGAACCAGGAGGGCAATCTCACCGTGCACTTGCTCCTCCGACCCTACCCGCAGGCCTCTGCGGTTCCGAGCTCATTGGATCCTTACGTGATCACTCCTACGACGGATAAAGTCGACACTCGGGCAAGAGGCCGTCAGATCAGCCTGCGGATCGAAAGTAATGAGCTGAGTACAAACTGGCGCTTTGGCACGATGCGAATTGACGCACAGCCAGACGGCTTACGATGAGTAAGATCACTAACGTACGTCTGCCGAATGCTGCTCCTGCGCAATACAGCGCGGAGTCTTTCGACCAGCTCGTGCGTTCGCTTGAACAGGTCATTTTTC